ACAGTCCCGGCTTCCCGTTTCCGTACAGAGCCTCGAACACCCGCCATGTGGTTTTATTGTTTTCGTCCAGTTGGTTCTCAACTTTTGCCAACCGTTCGGTTACGGTCAGTTTTGCCGTCATTTTACACACCCCCCATAATGCCATGAATCGCCGCCGAACAGACGGACTCCCCAGTACGATTTTTGCGACTTCCACCATGAAAGCCCGTCCTCCCGGATGATGTCATAAAACATCTCGTCGGCTTCCGCTTTCGTCCACTCTTCCGGGTGAGTCCGATAAATCCAGTCATGCCCTATAGCGCCGCGCAGCGTCCGGTTGTCGATTTTCGGCGAAACCGAACACCACAGGAAGCGCGGAACACTGCACCCGTCCGATTCAAATCCGGCGGGAACCGTGAAACTCTTCTCGCGCCACTCAATTTTCAGCGGTTCCAGAAGACGGAACAGGTCGCCCCGCTCCGTCTCCTCGATCAGCTCTATTTTGATGCTCTGCTTCATTTACTCCAATGCAGGATTAAAGATTTTTGTTAGCTCCACAATCTGCTCCGATGTCAGAACTTCCGGGAATACCCGAACATCTGCGTAAAGCGCGTTTTCCATTGTCTCCGGAACAGTATAAAGCCCATTCTCTCCGAACATGAAGCCCGGAAGTTCCAACTCGTCAATCTGCACGCCGTCCAAATAACTGCGGACAAGCGTCCCGTCATAAGTCAGGGTGCAATAATGTCCCTGCGTCAAATCGGTGGTGAATTTCGATGTGTCAAGCCGCTGCGTCCCATCCATGAAAATTCCCGCGCCGCCCCACTGGACCTCTCTGTCTGCGGGGGCATACCCGAAGCCGACCCGGTTTGGACCGCCTAAATAAACATCTTTGCCGCCGATCATGATGGCAAACGACTGATTATAGGTCCGCGAAAGCGGGTAAATTCTAGCGTGACACGTCCATTTTGTCAGTGACGTCAGCCCGTCGATTGTCCACGCCTTTACGTCATAACGGCTTGATTTTCCGTAATACATGCCTTCCGCAATTCCGAACCAGATCCAAGCATCGGAACTGAATGTTCCAACCCATGGAACGCGGTTATTGCCCGGAAGCCAGAAAATAGGATCGTTCGGTACATTCGGTGCCCGGCTCTGCCAAAGTTGCAGGCACTCTTCATCGGTGAGCTTTCTGTCATACATAACGAACGGTCCAAAATAAGCGTCGGTCGGTGCGTATTTGGAATCCGGTTCGGTTTCGACTGCACAATAACCCCTCATTTCACTCTCTTTGTGTCCTGCCACGCGAATCCACGAAGTTTCCGCAGGCAGACACCATCCGCCGCCGCTGTCATCCGTACGGTATTTGATCCCGTTCAGCCAGAAGTCACCGCTCTCGTTGCTTCCGCTTGCGGTAACGCCCGCATTATACGCATTGATGATAATGTGGTTCCAACCGCGGACGAAGAATCCGGGTTCCAGTACTCCGGAGCCTTTCCAGAACATTTGGCGCGCGCCCTGATCCCTGTTTCCGTCAATGATAACACTTGAGCGTGACCAGAAATTTTTATTGTTGTAGGTATCGAACAGGCAGCGGAACTTGTCATCCGCCTGAATCTGCGCGGGATTCTCGTCAATATAATACCAGAAAGACACGGTATAGATTTTATAGCCTGTCAGCCCGGCAAGGTCGTAGCGGATCGTTGCGCCGTCCTTGAAATGCGCGCACGGCCAACCGAGAATCTTCTCGTATGTGATGGTCCCCTCAGAATCAAGGATATTCTGCCCGGTTGTCGGCTCTGCATTCTCTTTGAATGGAATGTACATGACGTAACCGGACGGGATCTGTCCCTCAATGCCCGGCGCAAAATTCCACAACGAGGTAATATGAACGGTCGCATTCGCATTATAATGCTTATCGGGCTCCGGATTGTAACCGATGCCGTAAGTCAGACCGACCGTTGCAGTTTCGGCACGTCTCCAAATTCCCGTGTCTCCGTCCCAGTCCCATTTATACCCGGTCCAAGTTTTCGTCTCCGGGTCCACCGTAGCGCAGGTATAATAGCTTTCTCCCGGCGTTGTCCACGCGCCGAAAACTTGATGCCCCTGCTGTGCATACTGCTTGCCGATGCTTTCGTTGAAAGACGGGGAAATCCCGATTTCGTTTTCGCTCCCGGACCAACGCCCATTCGTGCAAGCCGCCTGATAGCCTTTCCAGTCTACCCCGTTCAGGGTATTGTACTGGAATAACGCCGCATCCGGAAGCCCGAACACAATTTGAAGATTGATCTTGTCAAGGATAACATCCCCGTCCGCATTCAGCAGACAGCCCATTTCCGGAATTGGCGTGCCTGTCTCAACCGTCTGCTCAATCTCCGCTCCGAGCGTGAGAACGCCCGCGCTATTCTTGACGATCGGACGGACAAAATACACGGTTCCGGACGGATCAGGGACATACGAAACATACAACCCGCCTTCCAGTGAGCTTCCGCCGTCTCCTCCGCCCCCGTCCCCGCCGTCCGGCGATGAAACAGCCGCAGGTCCCGCATGTGTCCGGCTGTAAATACCGACATACCGCTCCGGCGGAATATTGGAACTGCTTCTATTCTCTTCCATCATTCCACCTCTTCCCATTGCCATACGCCCGGCGTTCCGGGATCCCATACACACGGCTTCATGTCCGCCTTCGCAAGGTATTTCTTGCCATTAAAGCTGTAGAAGAACCCGGTCGAAACGTCCATTCCGTAAACATACGGGATCGGATCATCCTGCCGTCCGGTGTGCCCCTCGTTATCAAGCGGGCGGTAAATCGCAAGCATCCCCGTAGCGCCCGGCGGCTGATTCTCAAGCGCCGTTACATTCTGTATCACCCGGTACGCCTGTTCCTCATGATTCACAACTTCCCCCGCCTGATATACCGCTCCCGGCGTCCAGTCCGGACACAGAGGAGCAACCGCAAGCGCCGTTTCATCGTCGTCAAGCGGAATGCTCATTACCGTAATTTTCTGTTGAAGTGCCCGCATGGTATCAATCGCCACCTCAACCGGATCAGGCAGAATTTCCGGAACATACCCCTCAAGATACCACCTGCCATTGCTCGCCTGTTCCACGTCCTGCTCCGTCATTCCCTGAGACTCATAAAATACCGTATCGCTGCCCGTACCGACAATGCACGCTTTCGTTTCCTCGTCAATTACTTTCGCGTATGCTCTCATAACTCCCTCCTCTTAGCTTTCCACTTCTGTTATGTTCGGATAATAAATCATCACGCTTACTGTTGAGGCGACTGTACCCGGAGCATTGTTAGAACCAATGGTCGCCGATTGTACCAGATCGCCCGGTCGGATCGGACCGAAGTATTCCGGTTTATTGTTCGTTTCGTAATACCGCGATACCATGTGCCCATTGATAAAAAGCGCCTGATTGGCGCTGCCCTGCGAAACGAAAAGCCAGCCGTTGACGTCCGACGTCCATCCGGAATTATACGAAGAAGTCAAATCAACCGCCGCGCTGAATTTTGGATAGCATGGAACCTGTCCCGTCTTCATCCAAACTTCCGACGCCTGAATCTGATTTGTAACCCAGTCGCACCGCGCAATTTCCGAGGCTCCACCGCTGCATTTGGACAAAAAGGAACGGAAATTTCCGCCGTTGTTCTGCAAGGAAAGACTTCCGACCGATACCCCGTCCGTGTTTCGGACGATCAACTCAAGCACGCTGTTTCCGTTTGTCTGCCGCGAAGCCCGGACCGTTGCCGTATGTTTGATGTTCACGTCCTCGAATATAATATCAATTTCGGTGCCAATGGTTTTCTGTAAGATTCTCAAATTGTCAAGGCGCGCAATCGGAGCATTAATAAACCCGGTTATGTCAATGTCATTCGGAAGGCTTTTCCCGGAAACAACAATCGTTGTTCCGTCTTCGTTTTGCAAAAGGCTGTTTCCGGTGTCACCATCCGGGCTGTAATAAACCACGTTTCCCGCGCCCGGCGTAACATCAATCCAGCTCGTTCCAATTACAGACGGAGTTGTGATGAAATTGTCTGTATTATTGGTTTTCGCCGATTTCAGAAGATGAACTGATCCGTCGGATTTCAGATAGTAGAGTACCGCATTTTCGGGATAGCCGCCAAGCAGAGTGGCAACCGTCGTATCGAACGTGAAATAGCCGCCCTGCTGCAAGAAGTATTGCAATCTGGTCGCAAGGTTCAGAATGCCGTTGAAGTCTTTTCGTGACGGCGGAATTCCGCCCTCTTTAATCGGGGTTTGCGTAATCGGCGGAAAGCCCTCCGCCAAAGACGCATTACCCGTACTGGTTGCAGATGCGGGAATTGTGTTCTTGTCGCCGTTATTCGCAAACGGCATTGCCAGAGGTTGGAGTTGCGGTAAAGTTGTAGCCATGTTCTAAATCCCCTTGTTTAATTGAATAACACAAAAGCGCCTTGATCGAATCCGGTTAGCCCGCTTCCCTCAAATCCGAACACGTCTTCCGGCGGCACAACGTAATAATTGACGAGAACCCCTGCGGGAACCGGGATAAAACCGTCCGACTGAATCACCGCCAAGTCTTCCGTGCTCGGATGATAATAAAGGATGATACGGATTGACATATCGTTATTGGTCACGCAGAAAACGGGCTTATCAGGGAAGACGAATTGAAGATAATCGTTGATTGATTTCAGCGAACCGTTGGAGTTGAATTTCATTACCCGCGCAAGAAGCAAAAGACGGTACATGTCATCCGTGAACGATACTGTTTCGCCGTCGTCGTTGGTGTATGTGATCCGCTCCACTCCAAGAATTTTACCCCACAAATTCAGACCGAACGTGTTTGCCGTGCGGATATTGAACACGTTCTGTTCCCAGTCTGCCCAGAATTGCGATACGTTGTTCCGGACAAAATCATCGGAGCTTTGCAGAAGCGCATTCAGGTTCGGCGCCTGATCGTACTGCCACAGCCAACACCGGGAATTGTCGATCGTGAAATTGATGGTTCCAATATCAACGGGCATAATTCCTTATCCCTCCGCAATAACAATCGTGATATTTTCATTCGGAAGAACCGCCGCCTGCGTGACGTCAATCGGGATCGCCGCATTGGAGAGCGTCCCGCTTTCCAGTGCTATTTTCACGTCCTGAACAATGATTTCCGGGATTCTCTGCGATACCGCCGCGCCGATTTCATAGCTGTATACAGGAGTTCCGATTTTCAGTCCGTCCACTCCCTCAACCTGATTGTTTGCCCATGCAATCACCGCGTTTTTCACGTCTGTTTCAAGGTCGGACCCCGTGTATTTGTTCCGCTTTACTGTAACCTGACATTTGATGTTGACATTCGCGGGTCGGTTGAATGTCACGACTGCGGGAATTGTCGCAACTCCTGCCTGATAACTGATTGAAACCGTTGTACTTTGCCCGGTATACGCAGTGTAGCCGCATCCCGCCGTTACCGTCTCAAAAAGGACGTTCGCGATCTCATTATCGTCGCCGCCCTGAATGAACAGACAAATGCTATGCGCGGGAACCGTTACTTTGGAGTCCCATACCACCGAGGACCCGGTCGGGTTGTTATAAATCGCATATCCGATAACGTCGTCAAGAGCGTTTAATTTGCTTTGGATCGCTTCAAACAGAGCGATCCCCGAATACCTGCTTGCCATAATCCGGTTCCGGAATGCAATATCGCTTTCCTGAGGTATTCCAAGGATTGGAGCAGTCGGATTGTTGATCGTCTCCCAGCCGATAACAGGAGTGACGATTTTCGTTAACGTATCAACTGCGGCGGGTATCGCTCCGGATTCCACGCTGTAAAAATAGGCGCTCTGTGATCCGCTTTCGGCGATCGTTACGTCATTCGGCGTATAAAACACGTCTCCGGCTTCCGTTTTCGCCTGACTTCCTGCGGGAATTAGAGTTCCCGGAACTCCTCCGACGTTCGCAAGCGTTACGGTCTGAGTGGATTTGATTCTGTTCAACCCGAACAGCGCGCCCTGTCCGTCAAGGAACTGCCCCGTCGCGTAATACGGATTAATCTGATTTGCGATCAGAGCGCAAAGCTCCAAAGTCCCCTTACGAGCGGAAACGGAAAGCTCCATTATTCGCCCCTGCGGTGTCGATGGATCAAGAGACAGAGCGGAGCCGAAAACCGTCACCCATTCCGCCTGGACGTCTTCAAGAATGCGGCTCGTGTCCGGTATGATGATACTGTCCCCGTCAATATACTGGTAATACGGATTCACTGTCAGTTCGTCAGCCATTTACTGTTACCTCTCCAAGATTGGTTGTCAATGTCATAGCATAGCGGAAAACATGATCGGTTACTTTGTATGAGAACGATTCAACCGAATCAATACCCGGAATGGAAAGCGTCACCTGTTTCAGAAAACTTTCCCACATCGGGACGTTCGGCGGATTGGAGAACAGCGTATCAAAATACGGGATTCCCGCCGATAAATCATACTGGAGCTCCCCGCGATTGGTCCGCACCGCATTCAGAACAACGTTGCTTAGCGCCTTCTTATCTTCCGAAAACGCGATATTATGGAAGTTGTCCATGTAAATGTCATTGTCCGAATTGGTCGCTATGGTAAGAACTTCCGCCATATCCGTTATTCTCCTTTCGGGATGGTCGCGTCAATAGTCGGGATTTCCGTAAGGCAGCCTAAATCGGAAGCCTTTTTCGCTACAGCCTGTCCCGCTGCCGCCGCGAACGTGGTATAGAATTTCCCCATTTCAACCATTTGGTTATACGGCTTTGCGAAATATTCCGCCATGTTTTTTAAATAAGTGAGCACATCGTCAAGCGAAGTCGGCGGCGAAATCAGCGGCTTAAGAGGCGTCATTTTAGATTGCAGAGACGCGGAAATATCGGCAAAATATCCCTCAATTTTATTTTGAATCTCTTCCATTTTTTCGGCGATATAGGCTTTTGCCTCTTCCTTAGCCATGTCTTTCAGTTTGTCAAGGTCCGAACAGGTCGGAACAGCGTCAATTTGATTCAGGAAGTTGTCGACAAACGCCTGCGACGGATATTCTTTCCCGGATGGCACCACAACATTGTATTCATTGCTCATACCGTTTCCCCTTTATGAAATAGCCGTTACAATGCCGTTTGATACGGTTGCCACGGAAGCAAGGGTAATCACCCCGGTTGCGCCCGTGGTCACGTTCGCCATGCCGTCAAGCGTAATTGCAGGCGCTTTCAGCGAAATGGTCCCGTCATCGGACAACGCCATGGAAGAGCTCGGCGTCGTGATGGTGACTTGAAATCCGTTGGTTTCCAGAGATACCGTATTCCGCGTGATTTTTACCCGTTCGTCTTTGATCGAAATCCGGGTCGCGCCGTCTACCGTCTGAATCACCAATGCTCCCTCGTCTTCCGGCTGAATCTGGAAGCCCGATATTTTATCCGGAAGAAAAAAGCCGAACGAATACTTGTGCAGCGCATCCGTGTTCGGGTCCGCGACTCCAAGCTGTTGTTTGAAAAATGTTGAATCCCGGTCGGACGCTACCACCCACCCCGTATCTCCCGGTTTCAACGGGAAATTGATCCCGATCATCCCGCCAGTCGGATTAAAGCAGGGAACTTCCATTTCTGTTCGCACTACCGGTTCCCCCGATGTCGTGATCCGGTTCACCGCTCCCTGTACCGTGACGATGTTGGTTGCCCGGTCGTATTTCAGCACTACCGCAGGTAAAACACACTCAAAATCAAGCCCGTAGTGGCGCAAAAGGTCACGCCAGATTCCCGGCAGATTGTCTATTGTTGTAGGGTTGAAATTCCCGGTCATTGATGATTCCTTTCCTTGTCGCTGGTAAAGAAAGCATTCAAGCCCGGTTTTGTCGTATCGAAACAGCAGAAAAAAATTATTTTTTTGTGTTGTCGCGGAACAGCCGTATTTTTGTTTCAAACTGATTCCCGCGCAATTCCCCCTGATGTTCCACCGATAGAATCTGATATTTCCCGTTTCCGGATGGCTGAAAACGGCTTTCCAGTATGGCGTATTGCCCCGGAACAATGAACGGATTCAGTACCGTTGTAACCGTCGCGCCGTAAGGATCAAACTGCGGGATTCCAAGCATCCCGGTTTTTTCGTTGATCCGCCATGTTGCTTTTTTCTGTTCAAAATCTTTCGGATTCTTGTCGGCGACGTAGATCGTTTTTCCGATTCGCCACACAAAAACCGACGAATCAAGCTGCGCAAGTTGCTGCATAAGGGTTTTCACGCTCCCAGATGCGGTAAAATCTTTGATCATTTTACCGGAAGTCGCGTCATATTTCAGTACGAGTTTCAGACGCCTTGCGACTTCTGCAAAAATGAATTTCAGAGGGTAAGAGCCTTTCAGCATCCATTCCGTTGGCTGTACCAGAAGATTGTAATCGTGCAAAGCCTGAAAGCTGATCCAAATATCCGGCGGCGGCGAAAAAACAGTCCTCAATACATCCCCGTCGAACAGTTCAAATACATCAGAGTCATAGCCCGCATAAAACCGGATTTCCCTTGATTCTGTTTTATTGCTGTAGTACGAAAAAAGTTTTGTGATGTACTCCGCTTCCGTCCGGTTCAGGTTGCAGATTGCAAAATCAGCCGTCGGTGTCAGGTTGTCCATCAGGTTTCGAACATGAAACCGGACGTTGAGTCCGTCCAGTTTCAAATACTTATCGCTTGACTCGTTTCCCTGTTTGATAAGGAAAAACGCTTTGCGCTCCGGAAGTTTCCGGGGAAACTGTTCCGCCGCCTTAAATGGAAAGGAATCGTCAGCCATTGCCCGCCTCCGCCAGTTCCGAATCGGAAATATAAATCAGTTCCTGCGTTACCTCAAATTGCGTGTAGTACGGATAATTCCCGTCAAGGCACAGGAAAAAGAAATTGCCGCCCCGCGTCAGGTACTTGTATGGAAGAAGCGGGATTCCCGGAACACAGCGGACGCCCGATTTCAGCAACTCTCCGTTCGCTTCAATGTCCGCAAGCGTAAAATCCCGAACGGTCCGCAGGCGGATCGTATAATCCACCTCATCAAGTGTAATATCGAATTCCTGATTCGGTATGTTCTGTAACGTGATTTTATTCATTTCATCCACCCCGATACGGCATTCAGAGCGTTGCCGATTGTTTCGTTGTTCTTGATAAAGTCACTCAAAACCGATTGCTTCTTTGTGTCTGCGTCGGATGGGTTTGCCGCGTTCGCCTCTTCAATCCCGACAAGCTGCGGGACTACGATCAGGACCTCCCGGAGCCGCAATTCGTAAATCGGGCGGGAAACGTTTTCCGGTGTCATATTTACAGGCATGGACTCAAGGATCATATTTGCGAACACCCCGGCGGGACACTGAACCATGATTTTTGCTGAATTCCGGAAATACTCGTTCAGCTGATCCACCACAAGCCCGCCAAGAAATGACGGAATCACAAGAGCGCAGGTGATCGTTCGCGGCATTCGGATTTTATGATCCGAAATCTTCGCTCCCGATTCCACCGGGGAATCGCACAGCTTTGACGACTGATCCACTCCGGCGTTCAGATGCGCGGACGAGAAAAAAGGAATTCCGTTAAAAATCTGCTTCCCCGTCTCCTGATCGTAAAAGGTAATGCTCCGCAGAAATGGCGCAAGGTCCGTAACGCTTGCGACAATCCCCGCCGCTTTCAGTGATAAATTAACAACGCTTACCGCCATTTATTTTTTTCCCCTTTCTTCTCATCCCTCAAACCCGGAACCCGCCTGAATTCATATAATCAAGCATGGCAAAGTCAGAAACTTTCAATCCGCGTTCAACCGCCGCCGCGATTTCATACGGCTGAGAACTTGCAGCCGTGACGTTGATCGTTCCCACGCGGGTAACGGCATTGTTGGAGACATTGGAAGTATTCCCGAGATTGTTGATCGTGTTGCTGTTCATGGAATTTAGCGGTGTATGAATCGTATCTTCCACCTCGTTGATCCTTGAACGCAGATAGTCCCCGGAGCGGACCTCCTTCAAGTACTTGTCAAGAAAATTGTACAATGGCGAATAGTGGTCAAACGTCGATTCGAGCGAACGCCTTTGCATTCGGCGCCGCTGAATTCTTTCAAGCATTTGATGTCTTGCCAGCCTGTGCCTGTCTTCATCCCCGGACAATTTATTCCACCAGTTGCCAATGGTGTCGGATTCCAAGACATGAGGTGCAATAAACTTTTCCGAGATTATTTCCCCTAACTTTAAACCTCCAATTCCAACCGCTAACGGTGCCAAGATTTTCACGAGTAGAGGAGCTACTTTTGCAAGTCCCCCAAGTCCTGCACTCGCAGCCGCCGCCGCTGTTCCTGCTTTTTTCACAGCCCATATAGCCGTATTGATCACCGCAATGCCTCCGCCTATAATGGCAACTGCTTCCACTCCAAGGGTGAGCTTCTTGATGGCATCCGGATTTTTTGCCGCCCATTGCGCTAATGGTCGCAGGATGTTTTCGTTTATATCGGTCAACTGCGCAACAAGCGTTTTCTTTACCTCTAGCATGACCTTGTCGAAATCCTGCTGCGCGGCTTGCAGTTGCTGAATCTGCTTCCGGCTGAGGGCAACGGCTTGCTCCTGCTTCCGGAGTTCCGCAAGGAAGTTTGTTCCGTGTTCCCGCAGAACCGAAGTAATGGAAGCATCAAGTCCGAACTCCTGCCCCAGTCGTTGCGCGTCATACGTGCGCCCGGCTTTTTCCAGTTCCTGCATTCTCTGCGCAAGGTTGGAAAGAATAATCAGCGGGTCTTTTGTCAGATTGCCGCTTTCATCCTGAAAAATCCCCTGTCCACCGAGCGCCATTCCAAGCTCGCTGACCGGATTCTGCCCCTTTTCAACGAGAAACGCAATGTCCTTGAGATGTTTCAGCGCCTGTCCTGCGGCTTTATCGTTTCCCCCGAACTTTTTTGCAAGGAATCCAAGCGCCTGTTGTGATTCCGGATTGATACCATATGCAAAATTACTTGCATACAGTTGGCGGGATTCGTCAAAGACTCCGCGCCCGAAGTCGATCATCTTTCTTACGGAAAAGACGCTCCCGGCAAGATACCCAAGCTGCTGCAAGAGCTTTGCGTTTTGCGATATGCGCCCGCGCTCTTCCTTTGCATTCTGGCGCTGTTGCCGTCCGAGCTCCTTTTCCTGTCGGATTTGCTTATCTTTCTGCCGATAAATCCTTGTTTTGTTATCAAGGTCCTTTTTATCCGACAATGTTTCATCTTGTGAAAGTTTGCGCGTCGCGTCCAGATAATCGCGGACTGCTTTTTCCAGCTTCCGCAATTTCTCCGCCGTCATCGGCGCGTTCGTTTCAATGTCGATAAAAAAATCACTGTCGTTGTAAGTCGGCATAATTACACTTTTCCCCGTTTCTGTTGCTTCTGCGCCGCTTTCAGCGCGATGTACTCATTCGCCCGTGGGATGATGATACTTTCCCAGATGTACATCGCGTCCTCAAGCGAATACTCCTCTTTCAGTTCCCGGAGGGTTGCTCGTCCGCTGTCGATGATGCACCCAATAAGCTCATCGCAATTTGAGTAACTTTTCTGTCGGCTACTTTCTGAATCAACTCTAGGAAGTTGGAGATTTCGCCGTCTGCTAAAAAATCAAACGAGTACTGCATCATCTCTTTCTCAAGTTTCAGAAGCGTCATTGCTCCGGGAACATGGTTGTCAATCAGCTCCGGCGTTTCCAAAGCGATTTCCGGACCGCCCGGCTGCGGACGTACCGTCACGAATCGCATCAGTTTCAACATCAGTTCCTCTGATCTTCCGTAGTCCCCCAGTTTCGGAATGTTCGCTGTCAGATACTGCGTGACGATTTCACGCCCTGCCACTGCGGGAAGTTTGTGCAGGATGTAAGTGTGCCCGTCAATAACGGTTTCTTTCGGTTCAATCATACTCGTTTGTGTCCTTTCCCTGTATTGTTCTTGAATTATTCCCCGGCGGGGAAACCACCGGGGAACTGATGCCTATCAGATGATAGATTCAAAACTGAACTCGTATTCTTTCGTCTTGAGTCTGCCCTCGGACGATCCGGAGTTCAGCGCGGGACCGCTGATCATAACCCCGTTCGACAGGATTTTCTGATCGCCGTTCGGATAAGTTACCACAAGAGTAATGATATCCTGAACCGCGACTTTGTTTTTCCCGATCCGGTTGACATTCCACAGGATTGAGAGATTCCGGTCTTCATCCGTGTCCGGAAGAACTGCCACGGTCAACGGAATCACATTCGGCTTTCCCCAAGCTACGAGGTCGCCGTTCAGTGCGGCCGCAGTTTCTGCAATCGTGAGATTTTCGCTGTTCAGCGGGTCTCCATCATCGGCAAACTGCGTGATGTCAAATCCTGCGGGGAACGTGAGGCTTGCGACAAGCCGCATTTTAATCCCGGTTGCGCTTACGTTATGCATAGTGCTTTCCCTTTCCTGTTATTAAATGAGGATGTGCGTACCTTCGACCTTTTTGATCGAATCGCCTTTGCTGTAAATCAGGATGTATTCCACCTTGTACAGCGTGGTACCGTTCTGAATTCCGCTTGTGATCTTCACATCAAGCCAGTAGCCATTGGAATAGACGATCTGCCACGCTTCCGGATCGTCGGTTATTGAGGTGATATAGGCTTTCTGCGTCGGAGTCAGTTCTTTGGTCGGGATGATCGTTCCGTTTCGGATCGCCCGGTTGATCGAATCCATCATAACGCCCGTTACCTGCGCCGCGCCGCTCTTGTTCGCAGGGACTTTCCCGACAGCAAGCAGAAGATTGAACATCGCCACCACGATGGAGTCTTTCAGCCACATCTCATTGCAGTAAACGCCGATGTCTTCAATGTCCCCTTGCAGAACTCCGCGCTGATAGAACGAAATTCGCGTTCCTGCGGACTGCGTTTCTCCGTAGTAGTTCACTTTGGCAAGGTCGTAAACATCCGCGTAACGGTCGGTCGTAACCGAGGCGGGGACCCCGTCAAACTGCTGAAACATGTAGTTCTGAGCGGCATTGGTTCTGTCGTAGTCTGTCGCCGCAAGAACCGCGCACGGCATAAATTCCGCGTCGCTGTCGGTGTCTTCCAGTGTCAGACAGACGCCGTTCATTCCGTTGACTGCCGCCTGAATCTCCACGTAATTCGTCGGCGTAACCGGGACGCTGTACAGGAACAACACATTCTGCGCATTGGTCCATTTTGCAACCGCGCCGATCTCGTCTGTGGACAGAGTTGTAAGGAAAGCGAACGATCCGAAGTTGTTGGAAATGTCTGCGATTCGCGTCATTGCCGCCTCCGGAGATTCCGCATCGCTTCCGTTGCTGACAACGGGAAGAGACGAAATATCCCATCCGATCAGAGCCGCAACCGCAGTTCCGGACACCGCGTTTTCCGCGTACTTCATTTCCGCTGCGCCTGTCTGTCCGCCAGTCAGAACAAATTCCCCGTTCGTGAATGACACCGTCGCCGAGGTCCAGAGAGCGCCGCCCGTGCTGAAACCGTTGATTTTCGTCTGAATGGCAGATGCCACATCCGACAGGCTGGCCGCAGATGAAAAGTTCAGCCCGGTAAGCGTTTGAGAAACGCCGCCCATTGTGATAACCATGGAGCCGTCCGTGATTCCGGTGAACTTTACAACCGGACTCGCCATGATCGTGGAAATCAGCTGCGGCGCAACCGCTTCCGTTGCAGTACGCGCGAAAGAAAGTTTTTTCGGCTGCGTGACGCTTTTAGAAACGAACCCGAAATATTTCTCCGCCCATGCATATTCTGCGCTCCCGGTCCCGAAATGGAGCCCCACGTTGTCAAGACTGGTAAACTCCATCACAGCGCCCATCGGCGCAAGCTGATTCTCGGTAATCAGGCGTGCGATCAGTTCGCGTTCCGCCGCTACCGCCGCACCACCTACTCCGCTGGTAATGTCGACATACCTTTTTTGTGAAATTGCCATTGTATTCTCCTTTGTTTGAGTTAAACGCCTATAATTCTAAAGCCTTTGATAACTGCCGCCTGCTGTTTCATCTCAATCTCCTGCCAGAACCGCAGGACTAAATCGAACCCCGGAAAAACCTGATACAGATTCGAGTCTAAAACGTGTTTCGGGTCCCGGATGTTTTCGATCCGCAGCATTCCATACCCCGCTTCAAGCAGCGCCTGAACTCCCGAAACTCCGGAAAAATAACACGCAAGCTGTTGCGCCATGTCCGCGCCCGTGATACTATCCACCGTCTCCGCAACCGTGCTTTTTACATAAAAATCAAGCTGAATACTGATTTCTTTCTGGAAAAACTCCTTGTGAACCAGTTCAATTTCTCCGTTTTCCAGTATTCGCTTTTCGTCCGCGTTCCCCTGTGCGCCGATCTTCCGGGAATAGACTTTGTTCAATTTGATCAGCTTATCCCGCAGCCCCTGTTCCGTTGGCTGATAATCCTGCATCACGGTCCAGCCGTCCACGCCGAGAGCAACAAGACCGTCCCGGATTATCCGGATCAGGTCTGCAAAAAGCTGATTCTCACTTGTCAGCGCCATACTTCTTGTCCTCAACGATTATCAGTTTGTTCCATCCGTCATAGTCGAACCACTGGTTCACGCTTTTGATGTTCCACCGTTTCCCGCCATAGAGAATAACATCGTTCGTTGTCTGCGCCTCAATGCCCTGAATGTTCGCCGGGATATAGAGCGTCCGGAAATTGTGCGCTAATTGAAGCCCTATATCATCGTACATAACATTGTTCCCGCTGAATTTACCGCCAAAGCCCGTAGAACTCGCCGACGGTTGCAGATGCGCATTCGGAACCGTCACGGGATCAGCGTATTGCGGAACGCAAATACCGAGCTCGTTTACCGTCTCTCCGATGTATTTCTGATACTGGACGGTAACCGGAGGTATAAGTCTCAATGCTGTACCCAAAAGATTCCACATTATCGGCTCCTGTTTTTCCCGTATGTCCGCACCTCTATGGAGGTTATCATGGTTCCGGTGTCAATCAGCGGCTTCGTCAACATATAAGAGTTTCGTTCATTCCCCCCAAAAGCATCGTGAAACGTCAAGCCGAGCCGTTCCGCGCGTTTCCTTACCGTATACGGTCTAAGCGGCGGTTCATGAACTGAAAGAATGGCGATCTGAATATCTTCCTTTACCATGTACCCCACTCTCTCAAATGCTTTGCTGATGTCGCCCGATTCCTTTTTTTTGAATTCAAAGCGAATTTCACGGGACAGCCTCTGTTTCCATCCGCCCCGGTTCCTTTCCGCAACACGCATAAATGGACGGGACGGGATACCCGGAACCCCGGAAGTTCCGTATTCCTGCTTGAATGCAACGTCCGCGATCTGTTCCCCGTTCGGGTACCGTTGCCCTTTGAACCAACCAACCCGTACTTCCGGAGCCTCTGAAAGCATTTCCTGCATACGGTTAATCCGTTTCAGAAGCGCCATCCCCACCTTATTTTTGAATCGTGTTTTCAGGAAAGCCTTCATTACAGCACCCTTTGCCAACTTCCGCCGTAATAAAGCGGCGATACTTTTGCGCGCACAAGCGCAAGATACCGCTGTCCGTATGGCGTTTGGTTCATCCAGTACTGCAATTCGTTCTTATTGGCAGGAACAGCGACGGAAACCGTGACATCTCCGATAGTTGCGCGGCTGATTTGCCCCACAACTCCGCCAGTTGTTCCGCTCCCAGCCGCCGCGTCCGCCATTGCCTTGCTCAGTGCGATCAGATGACAGGACACCAGTTCAATCATCAGCGCCCGACAATCAAAATCAATATCGCCATAGTTCACCGTTGAAACATAGCATCCGGCTTGTGTGATATTGTTCTGAATCATCGCGTCCGGGAACAGCTCCGCGTCGGAAAACTCCGGAAAAGCCGCCCGGATGTCTTCCGGCGTCACAATGATTTTATTGTCCGCACCGAGCGTCGGCATAACTCATTACCCCTTATTGCGTTTGTGGCTCGCTGCGACTTTTGTTGAAGTCTCAACTTTTTCGCCATCGACTTTCAGCGTCGCGTCTTCTGCGCCCGGAATCGAGTTGCGGAAGTCTTCTTTCGTCAGCTGCGCGCTGTCGTCTTCTTTCTGCATTTCATTCGCTGCGGAATCGGTATCTTTGGAATACACAATCTTGACATATCCGTTTTCTTCGTGCATCTTGAAAACCGTATTCTGCTTGAGGATTTCCGCCTCTTCGTCGGTGATTTCCGTCACAACTCCGTTCGTCGGCACAAGGAGCGTACGGCGATCTGCAACGCCCTGTCCGCCTTTTACCACGATACCACGCTGCGGGATATTCCGGACCTCTTTGCCGTCCTGCACACGCTTGTAAACAGTATATTCGGTGTTCGCCGCCATTTTGGAGATTACATAAGGCATAACTCAAAATCCTTTTTCTGTATGTTGTTTATGTCGTTTCGGTAAGACCCCCCGCCTCTTCTGCCGTTGGAAAGGACGCAACGGAGAAGAAGCGGAAGGAGGGGGGTTAAATTCCGGAGTATCTCACAACACCCAACGGCTGTGTTACCACAACGCCCGCCGTTGCATTGGAATAATCTTCGATCATTCCTTTGGCGGTCGGCTGAACTCCGAGCAGGAACAATTCCTGCTGAATCAGCTGATCCACAGTCTTGTTCGTGGCGATTTTGTCCGCGATCATGTAGAACACGTTCGCGCCTCCGTGGGCTTTGTCGAACTGCGGAACCGAGACAAGGCGGATGCGCGGATAGGTGTCCTGCAACCACTTCATCACGGAAATTCCGAAATCCGTTGTCGTGGAAAGAGCGTCATACGCGCTCTGCGCAATCGCAAGCGTGAACGAGTCGCGCATCGGGTCGAAATTGCTTCCCGACTGGACGCGGAGCTTGCTGACTGCGGCACGAATGTCTGCCGTGATCTCCTGGAACATTTTGGATGCCCAAGTCGTGTCGCTTCCGGCGCCGGGCGCCACCGTGGCGTATGGCAGAAGGTTCGGATCGTTCAGCAGTCCGTAAATCTTCCCGGTTCCGCTGTTGAAGCCGTTGAACGCAACATCGTTCATCGCAATGGCAAGAGCCATCGCAACCGCTTCACGTTTCAGGGAAACAGCGTCGGTACGCATTGCAGACGCGCGCTGAATTTCCAACTGGTTTGCTTCAAATCCGAGCTCCATACGGAAAATCTTCCGCTGTTCAAAGTTCGTATTGAAGCTCGCAAGCGGAACGTTGTTCGTGTCGCCATACGGCTGCGGCTGTCCGATCAGCTCAATGACGGGAATCACAATTTCCTCATCGCGCCAGCTTCCGGCGAACGTCCTTCCGAGAATCTCGTCCGCTTTCCGTGCCATGGTGACAACGCGAATCGGAACGGAGAGGAAGTGTTGCAGGAACTGAAGTGCAGCGCTCGCGGACGGAGTCGTTACCGGCGCCGGCGCCGCGTCCATTGCATAAGCCGCGTCCATCGCCTGAATTGTGCTCTGCAGCATCTGAAGCGCGCGGGGATTGAAACCGATACCGATTTTACCGAGCGCTTCAAGCGTCGCCGGACGTTCGTCCATCGCCCATTCTCTGACCTGTTCAGGTTTGAGATAAAATTTATTCATTCTTCTTTTCTCCTTTTAGCGGTTGAGTTCAAGGACGGCCATGCCATCGGCGGCGGAATTCACAAGCACGAATTTTGCGTTCGGGATTGCCGCATAGCCGGACGGAACGGGTTCTTCGGTATACCCGGAAATCGTTCCCTTGGTCGTGTTGTATACCGGAATGGAAGACAGGGTAACAGCCGCGTCGACTTTCACCCAAATGTGACCTTCCCGGCAGATTGATCCGATGGAGTCTTCCGTCACTTCAAGCCCGGCGGTAAGTCCGTTTGCGCGAACCAGTTCTTTCGGATTCACGAGAATTCCCGCAAAGTTCGCCGCCGCTCCGCCAAGCGTTACCTGCATGGGATCCGTGGTCGGCGCGGTATAGGTGAAAACGCGTCCGATGGTCGGCAGCGCGTCATTGGTTCCGTTCAGAATTGCGGGCTGAACTGTGCGCGGGGAATTGTCGGCGAATTCTCCCGGAATGCCAGGCGCCTGAAACTGATTGATAATTGACTGAAAAGCCATGTTCTTTTCTCCTTTTCTCTCTGTTATTTGCCTGCAAGGTAATCTTTGAGGCAGTCGTCAAGCGGTGCCTGATCCTGCGCGAACGGCTTGCGCTGTGACTCATCGAGCGCATAGGTCGGCGACTTCTTCGCCACCTTGAAATAGGTGTTCAAGGCGACTTCGGCATCGTGACCATTCGCCGCGTCAAGCCCGAGCTTTTCGCAGCCGAATACTGCAATTTCTTCCGGAGTCATCCCGTCGCAGGCAAACGTTCCGATGTGCTCTTTCAGCTTCGACACAAGAGCGTTTTTCTTCGCGTAACGCTGTTCAAACTTCCGGTACAGCGCATCCTCATCCAGAGCAACGGAAACGGGCGCCGCGTCTTCCGCTTTCTTGCCGTTCGGCTCCTCTTCTTTCTTCAGCTCCTCTTTTTCGCTCTTTTTCTCCGCGTCTTCCGCTTTCTTCTTCTCCTCTTCATCATTCGCGGTTCCACGGGAAGAATCGTTGTACGCGATTTCCTCCGCCGTCTTGATGAAAGTCCGGATCTGCTCCTCATTCGCTCCGATGGACTTCGCCATGCCGCCGATTTTGTCGATCAGCTTGCGCTTGTCCACTTTTGCGTCCTCTGCCTCGCGGCTTTTGTTTTCTTCTGCCATGTTGTTTTCTCCTTTGTTGGTTTGCTGCATGACATTTTCCTGTTCAAAGTCAATCGAATCGAATGTAATCTGGCGCTGATGCTGATCGTAAACCCTGACATCGGACCCCATGCGCCCACGATCTACAAGCGCGATATGATTTCCCCGCAGATTTGTCTGAACCGCGTCATACGGCTGACCGTTATAAACGCCTTTTTTGAGTTTGTAGTCGCAGACATATCCAAGTGAAAGCTCTTTCTTTCCGTTTAGGATTTTGTTTTTCATATCTTCGGAAAAGATTTTTAAATCTCCGTACAGAATGCCGTCTTTGTATGTCGCGTTGGTCATGACGCCACCCGTTTTGCGGTCGTCGAAATGCTTGTAATGTTCGCCAATCATCTCATGACCTTCCATGAACGGAACCGTGTCGAAACTGGAAAGCGTTTTTTCGGAAGACAGCTCTTCTTCCGGACGCAGAACGTTATACAGTTTGTCGGGATCGAGAACCGGAGAAATGGAGCGTCCGAGATACGGAAAAACCCCCGCTTTGCTAACCGGGTTGTTTCTTATCAGCCAAAAACCATTTTCGTCAACGATTTTTCCCATTCATTTTCTCCTTTTTGCCGAAATAAAACATGCCTTTTGTTTTTTGTCGTATTGTTTCATCACAAAAAACTCTCTTTTTTTTACGGGAAATCGAGAATCCCGCTCATCGAACAGCGGCAAAACGGAAGCTGTGACGGGAATCCGCGTTCGCCCGTTCGCGGTTCGATAATTGGCGGGTTGTCCAAATCGAATATTCCACCATTCAATCCGTGCGGATGTCTGCCTAAATGCCACGGACGCGGATGCTTTTCGTTTTCCACATGGTGCCACCGCCATTTCTTTACCCCCATCTGTTGAAGCTGTCGAATCGTTATCGCTGTATACGTTTTTCGCGTCTGATCCAGCGCGATGTTCCGCGCTCTCTGCATTGACATTTTCCCGTATTTCCTGATTTTCTTTGCCAGGTCCTCAATGGATCCATCCGATTGAATGGAACGCGTGACCGCTCCCGCCACTCTGTCCAGATATTGCGGCGGGATGGAGCGGATCAGATTCACGTTTTCAATGATCGCCGCCTCAATCGCTTCCTTTGCTTTCCCCGGCAGGAACTGCTTCCGTACAGATGCCATCAGAATTTCCCCGGTCTTCTCGTTCCGCCCGATTTCTATTTCAATACCTTTCGGTATAACTTTCTGGACTCGCGGTAAAAACGTATGAATTGCGAAATCAACAACCTTGTCGACCATCTTCCCGGCAACTTCCCGCGCTTTCCTTGAAATTCGCTCTTCAAACTTTTCCCGCAGCCGAACCAAAGCCGCGCCGATCAAATCCGATATTCCGTCCATTGCGACGTAACGCCCTCCCGGATTCCCGGATCCGTCAAGGGTGATCTGCCATTTCTCCCGGCGGTAAATCTCCATAATCTCCGAGTAGGTTTCCCGGATCAGCGGTCGGAACAGCGCTTCCAGTTCCCGCGCGTATTCCAATTCAAGACCACGGTTCGGAAGCAGCGGCGGCGTTTCGATGTAGTGTTTCGGTTCAGTTCGCTTCATCGCTCATCCTGCTCCGGGTCCTCGTTTTCCTCTTCGTTCTGGAAATCCAAGCCATCATACAAATCATCCATTGGCTTCACCGCAGGAATTGCGGTAAATTCTCCCTCTTCATCGTTCCGCAGTCGGTCCCGTACCTCGTCGCTTGTAACCACTCCTGCGGTGATGTACGCCGCATCCCTCTGCGCTTTCAGATGCAGAATTTCCGCGTTCTCTTTTTCGGTCGGTTCGTCAACTTTGTTCCAGTTCACGGACAGGCGGATTTCTTCGCCGTACTGCGACATCGTGAACAGCTTGTTATGGAGTTCGATAATCGGCGTATAGTCATTTTCCTGAATCGCGATCAGAGTTTGCGTGTAGTCTTTTTTCTCGAACTCCCCGGTCGAATTGAATCCCTTTATCTGAACTTTCAGAAGTTTGCTGATGGGGATTTGCGCGATTGAGGCAACAAGCTGATATTGCGTCATAATCAGCTCTTCAAAGTCGGCAAGTGAGGTATCAATCTGTTTTGCGTTGGAAGACGGCTCAACGACAGCGACGCCGAAATTATCGCGCATCCGGGAAAACATTTCCATGCGTGACTGGAACAGCTGCGGATCAAAAATCGCGTTTTCCAAATTCCCCTCCAGTACAAGAATTCTCTTTGTCATCGCAAGGTTCGGCGCTTCGTTCGCGGTCGTTTCCGCCGCGTAAACCCTACGGAAAATCTGCTGCGTCAACGGAACCCCGCCCCAGTAGTATACGGGTTTCAGAACATCTGGAACCGGAGAATTTACCAGTTTTACCAACCATGATTTGTGAATCGGGTGACTCGTGTTTCCTGCGATAACGTATTCGGTCGGGATATAAAAATCCGGGCTTGACGGATTCCGCGCTTCCGCGTCGAACTGCGGCACAATCCACATCGGCTCAATGACCGAAAAGCCCTTGTATGAATTCGGGCGGATGGATTCAATATTGAACGGCTTTGACATATCCGCGCCGTCAATCTGCGGGATAACCAAGCAGTACCCGAACACTTTTTTCAGCGTCTCCGCTTTTTCGCAGACATTGGCGATTCCGTAATCTTTGGCGGATGCTTCAATCTCTTTCAGCTTCGCCGCCCGCGCTTTCTCGTCCGCTTCGCTCAATTCTTCCGTTTGATCCGCGTCTGAAAATGCAAGTTTCCACCCCGGCGCTATGGCGTCTTCCGCAGGAATCGTGCACGCCCGATCAATCAGCCAGTTCTGTTTCAGAATCGCGCAAGACTGCCACCCGATGAAATAGTCTGTCATCCGGTCCAGTACTTCATTGTCCAGCGTCATTTTCGGCGGAGAGAAAAACCGCTCTTCCATGCCGTCCATGGCGAACGCTTTTTCCCGGTTGACTTTTCCGTTTTCAACTTCGGCGATCTGATCCATTGTCCGGGGAAACAGCTTTTCGATTTTCTGCGCCCGGATTTGTTCTTTCCGCGTCGCCAAGTTGTCATCGAATCCCGCAAGCATCCGGCGGTTGAATTTTTCGTTTTCTTCCTGCTGCATTTTCTCTTTCAGCGCTTGCAGTTCGGTTTCCGCTTCGGCGCTTTGCGTTTTCTTCCGGAAAAGTTTTTCAAAAATCATGGCGAATATCTCCTGTTGGTTAAAATCAGATAAAACCTGTTGGCATCGTGGCTTTTTCAAGTCCGTAGCAAATCATATCCACAATGTCATCGTGCTTGTGCGACATATCTTTCCGGAATGCTTCCATTTCCGAAATCACCGCTCGTGAAATCGGGTCGGCTGGTCCATTCGGCAGCAGGAAAAGTCCGGCACAGATCGTCGGAACTGCGTCCATTGCCCGCGTGTATTTATCTTTGATCGGTTTAATCGGCAGAACCGGAACGCCTTTTCGCCGTATCGTTTGAATCATCCCGGTACCCGATGCTTTATCTTCAATGTAAACAGCGGTGCACCGGACGCCGTTTTTCGGAACCCGCCATTTCTCCCACATCTGGAACAGAACTTTTTCCAGTTCCGGCGCTTCAAATTTTCCGTGCGTAAGGTCCAGAAGATGAATCGTTTTATCCGCGCAAATCCCGAAACAGCCGATTGCCGTAAAGTCATTCTGTTCGCCCGTCTTCATCGCCGTATCGGCCGTGATGAAGATTCGGCGGTAATTCCATATGTCGCTTGCATTATAGAACCGCCACCATTCCGAGCGGAAAATATCACCGCCTAAGATAATTGGATTCTGCTGATACTGAGAATAAAACACATGCGGCGTCATCTCTTTCATCTTCAACAGAGTGGCGGCGGGCATCTTGCTTTCCCACGCAGCTTTACCTGTTTTCTCGTCCAGTCCCTCAATCAGAAAGAATTCCCAGTCTTCTCTCTCGTTCTCTTCGATGTAGCCTATCAAGTCGTCAACCGCCAATCTCTGCGCGATGATGATAATCGGTGTTTCTGGCTTATTTAGTCGACTTTTCAGTGTATCGGTGTACGCGGAGATAACGGATTTTTTCGCCGCCTGACTGGCATTTTCACCCGCTTTCATGAAGTCGTCAATCAGAAGCGCGCCGCCGAATCCCGGCTGCGTAATTCCCGCGCCGAACCCGGTCACAACTCCCTCCAGTGACGCCGAGCGGAATTCCCCGCCTCCACCGTCGATTTTCCACAGCTCCGATGCGGTCGTTGTCGGATCAAGTAGAATATTAAACAGCGTCCGGTAAAGCTCGCTGTTGATGATGCTTCTAACCTCTTTACTGGACCGCAGCACAAGGTCAGACCCGTAACTTGTCAGAATGAAGTTTGAATACGGATTTACAGCAAAACTCCAAGCACAGAAGTACTTCGTTATCTGCGTTTTCCCGAATCGCGGCGGCATTCCGATATACAGATTGCGCTTGTGTTTTTCAGGCTCAAAAACCCGCTCCTCCAGTTTCCGTATCAGTTCCAAATGGAACGGACGGAACGTGAAGTTTTGCCGCGTCATGTAAAAATGGAAAATCGCGATGAAACGACGCAGGGAACTGCGCAAAAGTATCGCTTCCGCTTTTGCGTGTTTTCTCAGTTTCAACAGAGTGTAGTCGGTAATCAAGGTTCAGCGGCTCCCGAATCAACTTCATCGTATTCAATATCTTTCTCAACCATCTGCCACGTTTTCCGCAGTTCGTCAATCGGGATAACGGCGTTTGCCATTGTGATAGCGCCGCCGTCTTTGCCGGAAATTTCAATATTGGATTTGTTGCCATAGCGCCGTGGCATCGTTGTAGCGAGCGTCCATTTCCGAGCGTCGATCATAATTTTCGCCCGCTCAACAGATGCTTTATTCAGCTTTGCGCATTCAGTCCAGTCTTCATTGCAGTTGTCGGCTATTTCCACAATCTCGTCGCACATGATTTGCGCCGCAACTTCGCGGGCAAATGAATAGCGCTCCGCAAAAACAGCGTCCGTTTGCAGCCATTGATAGATGCTTTTGAGTTCGGGCATTTCTTTTGAACGGCAGATTGCCGTCAAGTGTTCTCCGCTCATCAGACGCGCAAGAATTTTCTCCTGGATCTCTTTACGAACATTTTCCGGTGTTCGTTTCCCTCGTATTGTCAATTTCCCGCGCGCCATTTCCTGCTCCTTGATTTCAATCAGTTACCTTGCGCAAGAAGTCGATTCAGGAAACCGAGCTTCTGCGCGAGTGCGTCGGAAATATCGCCGATCAGCGTTTTTTCACCTTCCGTCAGCCGGAAGTCACTTCCGGTTGCGACTTCGTCAATCAGTGAGATCGTGGAACTTATCGCATCCCGCAGATTTTCCGGCGTTGCCCGATCCGGCAGTCCCTGCGCGGCTGCGCTGTAAGTTTCCTTTGCCGTCGGGACATCAAGCCCGCGCGCGAGATAGAAATTCTCCTTGATTCTGTCGATCTGCTTTTGGCATCCGCCGGCGATTTCGTCATAAATCAAATGTTGTCCGTAAAATTCCGGTCCGGAAGCCGTATAGTGCAAGTCTTTTGCCGAGCCGTAAATCTTCAGCAGTTGGATGATAATAGTTATCATTTTTTTGTTCTCCTTTCTCTTTCTGATATAAGGAAGCATGGCGGCGGGTTTTTGTCGTATTTTTAAAGAAAAAAATGTTCTAAAAATGTTCAAATTGGCTATCAAAAATGCGGACATTGACGGTGTTTTAAGATGTTGCGAAAATGTGAAAAAATGGCGTTTTTGAATCTGGAATCAGAGGTTTTGGAAAGCCGTTGAGTTCAACACAACCGCTTGTTGCGGGGCGTTGTTTTGAACTCAAAAATACCCCGAAAAGGCAAAAATGTTCTAAAAATGTTCAAATGGTCTCCCGTTTTTTATTGAAAAAGTTGCTGTTGTGTGCTATTGTTGCAGATGCCTTGAAAAAAGAAAAAGCAGGAGAAAAACCATGTCAGTTTTCAAGAGGAAAACATCGCGCGGGGAAACATCAGAGTACCACTATAAATTCATGCAGAACGGGAAAAACTATTATGGAGTCTGCGAGGGATGCACAACCGAGGAGCAGGCGCGGGAATTTGAAGCGCGGTTGAAAAGAATCAGCAAGGAAGCCGCACAACAGCGTTCAGCGGTTGCACTGGTCGAGAATTTCCGGCAGGAATTGACAGGCGGGAGAACGATAACGCTTGCAGAGGCTTTCCGGTTGGCAATGGCGAAGCCACGGAAGCGAAAACTGCCGCCAGATAAAATTCTCCGGAAGTCTAACCAGTGGGAAGATTTTCGGCAGTTCATGACAAAGAATTACCCGGAAATTGAGACATTGCCGGAAGTCACAAGAAGCCATGCGGAGGCGTATATTGCATATATCCGGCAGAACGGCAGATTCTCCACGCATTACATCTATCAGGCATACGGGAAGAGAATCAAGCGGCGGGCAACGCTGGGAATGGCGCCGCTCAGCATTAATGCTTATCATTCGCTCTGCAAGGAAGTATTTCAGCTTCTTCTTGAAGACGCAGGCATTTTATTTAACCCGTTCAATTTTCCAAAACTGGAAGCCGTGACAGAGGCTAGAGAAGCATTTACGCCTGCGGAAATCAAGCTGATCCGCGATAACCTTGACGACTTCACGCGTCCGCTGTTTTCCGTGGCGATTGCCACCGCCATGCGCGAGGGTGACATTTGCATGCTTCGGTGGTCGGATGTCAATTTCAACGAGAATTTTATTCGGCGAAAAATGCGGAAAACAGGGAAAGTCGTTGAAATACCGATATACCCGGAATTCAGAAGCTATCTGCTTGAACAGAAGCGCGGGAACGATTCAGAATTCATCTTTCCACGGCACGCGGCGCTGTATCAGCATCGGAAGAATGCAATATCGTATCGGTTCAAGAGGTTTTTGGATTCGTTGGGCATTCAGACCCGCAGGAAACCGGAGGGCAGAACGCGATTTGTGTCAGTCAAGGATTTGCATTCATGCCGCCACACATTCTGTTACTATGCGGGCTTGCGCGGAATTCCCCTTGTCATCGTCCAGTCAATCGTCGGGCACATGTCGCCGGAAATGACAAAGCATTACATGGCACATTCAACGATGGAAGCAAAGCGCGAGTTCATGGCGCTGATGTCCGACTTCACGGGCGGGGCGGCAGAGGTACAAACTTCGAGTTGCTCTAACTCTAATATTCGCGAGGAATTGAATACACTACTGGATCAGTTGTCTTTATTTTCCTTGCGCCGTGTCCTTGATTTTGCGCGTGGTCTTTTGTGATGTTCCGGATGACAGGGAAAGCAAGAAAAAAAATCAACTTTTTTGTGTTTTTTTTGCTTTTCTTGTTTGGCAATAGCAAAATTAGTGCTATATTATAGACAAAGGGGAAAGAAGAGCTTTCCCCGAAAAAAGAAAAAACCGGGGAACCTGAACAATTCCCCGAAAAGGAGAAAAACCATGAAAGCTATTGATACCACCACCACCACCAAGACCAACCGCCCCCTCTGGGGGCTCGTCACCGATGCGGTATATCGCCGTATCGGCGATAACTCCCCGTCATGGGGAGCCATTTCCTCGGAAGTGCGGAGATTTCTCCGCCTTTCGGGGCTTGATTTCCGCCCCCGCAGAGGGCGCCCTTCTTGGACGGAAAGTTCCGTCCAAACTTGGGCGGACTGGTTCATCGCCGTCCGAATAGGGACGGCGGATCATCTCCCGAACGGGCAGAAAATTGCCCGTCGGAGAAATCCGCGTGTCCCATTCCGAAAGGAATGGTACAATGAAAGATAAAGGGGGAAAATTGGTCTTGGCGAAATTCGCCAGACCGATAGAATACAAAGCCGCGTTTCCCCGGAGTCCCCGGGGAGCGTGGCAAAAGGACTGCGACGCGGTCAATCGCGTCGCGGACGAGCTCCGCAAGCGTGATATTCCGGTTCGCATCGTGCGAATTTCCGGAAAAAAATACCGGGAATATTTGGATGAACGAATGATTTCCGATTCTCCGGAAGTCCGGGAAGGATTTGCGGCGATAACAGCGGCGACCCGCAAATACAACTTCACGGAAGCGGCGCGGGCGGCTCGTAGACTGGGCGGGCTGACGGGCGGAAAATCGCGCCCGAAAAAACGGGAAGACGGTCTCAACAGCCGCTTGGGCTTGCATTGAGTTTTTACTGCTCTATATCCTCTGTCAGGCGGTACTTTTGATCGTTACGCCTTTTATCCCCCGGCGCTAAGCCGGGGAATTCTTTATCCCTCGTCCGGCGGCGGTTGCTCCGGTTCCGGAAATGTCAATCCGGGCATAAGGGAAGATTTTTTCGATCGTTGAAATCTTCA